TCCGAGCATCACCACACCCCCATCAATCCACCGAGGCGATAAAGCGCCAACCGCCCATGGTGATCACACACACCCGGTGCAAAATGAAACCGAAAGCCGAGGAAATCGACCAACTTGCCGCGAGCCCAAACCATGGGAAACGGCAACTGCATCGTCCTGTTGTTATGCGAATCAACCATCACGCCCCCCCCCGTTAACTGAAGAAGCCCGGCGAACCGGGCTTCGGGTGCAGCAGCGTTAGGCTGCCTTCCTTTCGCCGGATGCGGCGGAACCAGAGGGAGCGACGCGGGATGCGTTGAGCGCCTTGAGCGAGACAATGCGCGCGACCAACTCACCATCGCGCGAGACGAACAGCTTGAAATCGGCCACGTAGTCGCCGGGTACGGTGTCCTTGAGTTCATCGGCGACGTTCACGCGGCCAACCTTCATCTGTTCAGTGAGCGCGCCGGTGGCATCGGCCACACCTTCAGTGAGGATGCATTGCGCCTCATGCATGGAGTAAGGGCGACCGGTCTTTGCAGACACGCCGTTGCGGCTGTTGATAGCGATGATGGTCAGCTTTTGAGTGTTCGACATGGATGGCTCCGACGGATGAGCAAATTGGTGTATGGTTTACCTGTCACTCAAAACAGAGTTTTTCCGTTCGGAGTGACGAGAGAACATTACTTCGTTCGGAATGAACAAACCAATTGAGGATTTCTATGGAATACTCGGAATTGATGGACAAAGCCTTGCATGACCGGACGGTCAACAAGGCGGCGACAGAGATGGGAATCCCCCAGCCGAGCCTAGACCGATACGTCAAAGGCCAACGCCTGCCCACCTATGCAGCAGCGCTCATCCTCGCCAAGGAAGCCGGCGTAAGCGCGGCACAGGCCCTATGCGCAATCGCAGCAGAAGAGGCGAAACGCATGGGTATCTACGAAAACGTCAAGAAGGTTTTTCGGAAGCTGCTTAGCGCCGAGAAATTGAGGGTCAGTCAGGCAGCCTGACCCTTGCGCTAGGCAGTAAGCGAGGGGCTCAAAAAGGACCCTCTCCGCCAGCATTACTAGCGTACCGGTCAAACGGCGCCTAGTTCGAACAAAGCCCCGCCACTGGTGGGGCTTTGTCGTTTACGCATTCTCAGCAGTACCGTTAGCCTGAGTTTTCAGGCGTTTTGCGTCGCCATTCTCAGAGCGCTAGGGCGGCAGTACCGATAGCCAGTCTTGCTGCCGATATCGGTGGTGAATCAGGCGGGGATGAATCCGAGCAACTGGCGTTGGGTGGCCCAGTCGATGGGCAAGGGTACGCGTTGTCTGAGGGCATCCGAGGTCAGGTTCGGCGGTTGGGTGCCGTCCAAGATGGCCCGCACAATGTCGGGCGCGAGGAAGGCCCGGTATATGACGCGCGTCGCAAAAGAGCAAGTGACATCTTCCGCTTCTGCAATGGCGGCGATGCTCGTGGCCCGCCCGGAGGTGAGTTGCTCCAGCCAGCGCTGTGCCTTCGCCTGCAACGCGACCAAGCGCGTATCGGGCTCCCGGCGCTGGGGGCGTGCGCCGGTGACCAGCAGTCGCATCGCCAGTCCGCAACGCCGTATCTGTACGGGCATGGCCAGCGTCACGGTGGGTTGGTGCCCAGATGCGTGATTTGTTGCATCGTGGGTGAGCAGGGCCATTGGCTGGACGATGACCTGCACCGACTGCGACTCTACGACGACTTGCTGCACCAATCGATGAATCGCCGCGTATTGCTTTGCCGCTTCATCGAGATCTTTGGCCAATCGGTGGCTCTCGGCCAGAACGCTTTGTACCCGCGCGGGCGGGATGCCGGCGAGTGCCTCTAGCACGGCATCCGCATCGACGAGCCAGTGACGCAGCGCATCGACCACCACGGTTTCCAATTCCTGCGCCGGCAGGCGCAAACCGTCTGGGGCGTGGTCCCGGTTCTTGGTGACCAGTGGCTCCGACACGTAATACCGATAGCGCTTGGCCCGCTTCTGGCTGTGCGACGGAATCAGGCGCCGACCCTGATGATCGACCAGCCGTCCCGCCAACAGACTGGTGGATGGGCTTGTTTGACGTTCCCGATGGCCTTGGCGGTTCTCCAGCAGCTTGGCCTGCACCGCCTCCCACAACTCCATGTCAATGATGGCCGGGTGCTGACCCGCATGCACTTGATCCTTGTGCTGGATCTTGCCCAGATAAACCGGTGATGCCAGGATTCGATACAACTGCCCCCGGCTGAACGGCCTGCCGCCATATGCCCGCCCACCGTTCGAAACCCGACCTGGCGTCACCATCCCATCGCGATCCAATTCATCTTTCAGCGCTCGCACGGAGCCCAGTGCCAGATAACGGCTGTACAGACGCCCGACCAATGCTGCATCAGCGGCATCGACCTCCAGCGTGCGCCCATTGGCGCGATACCCGATTGGCACCATCCCGCCCATCCACATGCCTTTCTGCTTGGACGCAGCAATCTTGTCCCGGATGCGTTCTCCCGTGACCTCCCGCTCGAACTGCGCAAAGGACAGCAACACATTGAGGGTCAGCCGCCCCATCGACGAAGTCGTATTGAACTGCTGGGTGACCGACACAAACGACACCCCGCACGCGTCGAACTGTTCGACGATCTTGGCGAAGTCGGCCAGTGACCGGGTCAATCGGTCCACCTTGTAGACCACGACGATCCGCAGGCGCCGTGCCTGCACATCCGCCAACAGGCGTTGCAGCGCCGGACGTTTCATTGTTCCGCCCGAGAATCCCCCGTCGTCATAGTGAGTTGCCAGTGCATGCCAGCCCTCGTGCTGCTGACTCAGGACATAGGCTTCACAGGCCTCGCGTTGCGCGTCGAGCGAGTTGAAACCCTGCTCAAGCCCTTCCTCGGACGACTTACGGGTGTAGATCGCACAGGCGAAAGATCCACGTTTCACGACTTGATTCCGAAGAACACGGGTCCAGACCAGGCGGTGCCAGTGATCGCCTTGGCGATGGCCGACAGGCTGCCCCAACGCTTGCCGGCATACCAATACCCATCGTCCAGCACAGTGACCTGGTGTGTATCGCCTTGCCAGACGCGAATCAGGTGCGAGCCCGTCGCCAGCTTCGGCGTGGCGGATGGCGCGGCCCGTAGCAGACGGCGCCGGTCGGACGGAGCGAGTCCGCCCAGAGCCGCAACCTGCATCTGCCAGCCCAGCGCCTGACGAAGAAACTCGGCACGGCACCTGGCCGGCGCCGGGTGACCGAACACTTGCTGCCAGCGTTCAGCCAACGCCGCCCGGTCCATCGCCATCAGTGAAGAGAGGTCAACGCTCATACCGGCTCCGCGATCCGATAGCGGCGGGTTCCATCCACCGTTTCGGAAATCACCGGCAGTTGCAGGCGCTTGCGCAACACGCCGCTGATTGCACCGCGTACGGAGTGGGCCTGCCATCCGGTGGCGGCCGTCAGATCAGCGAGGCTAGCACCGGGTGCTTGCTTGATCAGGGCGATCAGTCGGGCCTGCTTGGTGGCGGGAGCCTCCGCTGCGACAGTGGAAACGGGTGGCGGCATGGTCTTCCGGCGGCGGCTGGTGGCGGGCGCCTTGGCTTGCGTCGCCTTGAGGCCCTTGCGGCTCTTCGCCGGACCGGCTGCGGACTTGGTCGCGGAGGCTCGGCGGGGTGCCTTCGGGGTAGGGGATTTGCTCATCATGCGCTCCTGGTGTGGGCCGCCACGCCAGCCGTGGCGGTGACACCAGTAACGCTCTGAAGGGGCGACATATCAAGTCAATCTGCGTCGGGGCCCCCGACGGTGGACCCGTCTGCGTACACGACCATCGTCGGCTGCATCTCTGCCGAAAATTGGCCGTCTTCCAGGTCCATCAGGTTGCGGCCTTCATCCGTGAACTCGTTGACCTTTCTGACTCCCTTCCAGACGTATTCACCGCCCGGCGGGATTGTGTGCTCGATATCCACGCCGCTCTTGGAGATCACTTCCCCGAAGGTGTCCTTGAACACGAGTTGCAGCTTGACGCCCTTGATGGCTTTGGAGCCCGAATTCTTGACGCCGATCTGGACGGAGAATCGGTTGTCGGCCTGGCCTGCACCGAAGTTCCGCGGGATGTAGCGCTGCCCCATGAAGGTGAGCACGACGGTCTTGCTGAGTTCGGCAGCCGTGGCCGCCTGCTTGGCCTCAAGCTCGGCCTTGAGTCGTTGCTGGGCTGCTTTCTTGGCGTCCTGCTCGGCCATCCACTGTCGCTGCGCATCGATGGCCTGCCCGACGGTCGTGCCGACCGGCATGCCTTGCTTGCCGAGGACTTCGCCCAACTGGGTTCGTAGCAGGTAGGCGGCAAGGAAGCCCTTGTCAGCCTCACTGAGGTTCTTGATCTTCTGTGTGAACTCGCCGTCCCACTGTTTGGGGTCGGTGGGCACGACGGCATCGGTCGGCTTCGAACATCCGGCCAATGCGGTGCAGAGCATCAGCGTCGTAGCTATGGCCCTGAGGCTCGTGCGGCTCTTCGTGGGATCACCGGTGGTCTTGGCAGCAGCAGGGTGGGAGGCCCTGGGGGTAGCAGATTTGCTCATGATGCGTTCCTGGTGTAGGCCGCCACGG